CCATAGTAGCTGCGTCAAAGTCGCTTTCGTTGATAACCACAATGCCTGACGGATTGCCGTCGCTTGGCTGGCCTTGAATTTGAATGGTGGGGCAAGAGTTGGGTCCCATGAAAAATCTCCTGAATAGTTACAAGAAAGCGGGCAACAGCTTTCGCCGTGCCCGCTACCGTTGGCCGGGCTAGATTACCCCAGCAGAATAGCGCCGTGGTTAGGCTTAATACCCTTCACACCCCACACCGCAGACACTTCGTATTGCATCTGACGGTACTGGGCATACATGGCAACTTCAAAGCTGATGCCGGAACGAGGGTCAGTAACCATCATGCGGTCAACGGCCATGTCGCCACCATCTGGCAGTGCTGGTGCACGGGTAGCCAACACAATGGAAGAGCTGCTGAATGCCAAATTGCCGGTGTAGCTGGCTCCAATGGTCATTGCGACAGCAGATGCTGCCAAAGCAACTTGCAGGCCGGGAGCAGCAATGCTGATAGTACCGGGTGCCGACACGCCAACGGTGACCACATACTTGTTCGTGTCACCGGCAAAGGTTACAATGTCGCCAGCCAACACCGTGCCGGAGCCGGTAATGATTGGGATGTCGGTTGTGCCAACAGGGAAGCCAGCAGTAGACGAAGTGTACGAAGTACCTGTGCCTTTGGTATTGAAGGTAACGCCAGCCGATTCGTGAATGCTGAAACCATGCAGGTCCAGCAATTCGCCTTGACGCAGCGTCATGCTTGTGCCAGCTTCGTTGGCCTTGGTCAACTGTGCCAAGGTACGCAGGGCCGCACCGGCAGTAGTGTTGATCACCATGCAGCGGTCGTTCAGAGGTGCGCCATTGTCGTCCAAAATCTTGCGAATTTGTGCGGGGTCACCCAATGTGGATGCGAACGGGGTGGTGCCAGCCGTACCGTAGGCACGGGAAGCAGCCACACGGGCAGCAGCCACAACGTCAACTTCCATTTCGTTTACCAAAGTGCGAATGGCCTGTGTCATTTGGGAGTTGCGAATAGCAGCAGCACCGGAGCCACTGTTGTTCAAGCCCAAGGTCTCTTCGCCGTTCCAACGGAAAGGCACGCGGCGAGCCTTGGTGATGGACAACTGCACGTTGCCAATGGTTTGGTCACCGTCGTTGGGAGGAGTAACACCGGGGGTGATGTTGGTTGCAGCAGCAACGGGCGTAATGAACGAGGTTACCAGTTGGTTGACCGCAGCGCGGCTAACTTGTGCATCCAAGGTAACGCAAGGGATTGCGCCAACCAGTTCGCGGGAAACGATGTCCAAAGACTCGTACAAGGAAGGAATCAGAGAGGTAAGAGTGTTTGCCATAATAGGGCTCCTAGGTTAAATCAATCCACGATGCGCGTACCCGAGCGTGCAACATTTCCTTGTTGCACAGGTGTAAGCGCGTTAAATTCGCTGCGTTTCATGGTCTTGCCAGCGCCAGAACCAGTGCCCTGAGCACCATTCGAACCGCTGCCAGAAGTGCTTGCAGGGAACCAATGAGGTTTCAGTTCCCGCTGCATTTCCATCCACTCAGCAGGGCTAAACGGCGTCTTGCCATCTTTACCCAATTCAGGACGGCCCTCGGCGTCCAGTTTCACCGCATTGCCCTTGGCATCAAGAGTAAAGATTTGACGTGCATGCAGAAGGGCGTCTTCAACGGCACCTTTATGCAAGTCGGCAGTAACAGAGCGAATGTGGTTATCCAACACTGCGCTCCGATAGTTGTCGGCACGTTGCTTTTCCGCCAGCGTTTGCTGACGTTCAGCTTCCACTTCGGCAGCGTGCGATGCACGCATGCGTTCTGTGTACTTGTCAATCACTACAGCCTTTTTGCCATCGGCAAACAGACGCAAGTCTTCGTCATGGTCCATGGTTTCCACAAGTGCTTTTGCACGCTCGGGATCCAGGCCATTAAACGCTTGAAGACGCGTCTGGTATTCTTTGTTCTTGCCAAGCAACTCATCGTTCTTGGCTTTCAACCCACGAACAGCCAATTCCACTTGTTCCTGAACCAATTGCTCAACAGTTTTACCGCCAGCAGGAGGCGTGCCAGCAGCAGGGGGAGTACCGCCAGCAGGGGGCGTGCCCGAACCGTCGCCTTCGCGAACACGCAGGACTGTAGCTTTCAAAGCAAAAGGAATGGAAAAATTGGAACGTTTCATACTAAATCCCCTAAGGATGATAAATGCGACTTAATCGCGGGTTGAGCCAGACATAATCCAGCCATGTGGGTAATGTAACAGAATAACCGGTTATTTGCAATAAATTGCCCTCGCTGTGAAAAATTATTTTGGCGGGGTTTGCATTTGACGCTGTGTTGGGTTAGCCACAGTGCTACCCGGCAAGGTTGTTTCGTGGTTTCCAGTTGTGGCGCTTTGGTTTACCTTGGTGCCACCAGGAATCTCTGGCTCGTGTGTAGCCATTTGTTTCAGTTCTTTTTCAATGGTTTGGTCAATGTCTACAACCTCGCCACGCTGCAAGTTTGCAAATAATGTGTCGTAGCTAATAGCACCATTCTGCCAAGATGCAACCAACGCGGTAAGGTTGAGCGCGGACATTGGCATTGGAAAAAAGTCTTTGTTCAAGCGAAACTTTGCCGCTTGGTCTGTTCCTGCAAACTTAGAGAACATTGTAAGCGCCCGCTCAACTCCAATGGATGCCGCTTGCGAAATTGATGCAAGCAGGCTTTGCTCCCCACCCATATTGATGGCGGCACCGTTTTGGCTATCCCCGTTGTTTTGCTTGCTTTCCAACATGCGAGCGCCCATGACAGCCATCTGGGTTTCCTTGCGAGTCAGGTTTGCTTCCAAAGCCTTCAAGCCTTGGCCGGTGAACTCCAAATAGGAAGCCTTTGCATCGGGACGTGGGAATACCCATGCTGTCATGCTGCCAATGCCAAAGGACTGCCCTTCTTTTTCGGGCGTGTAGCCGCTGATAACAGGTGTGGGCAAACCGGTAAAATGGCACCCGTGTTCGTAGTCTGCATTGGTGCGGTAATGCGACAAATTGATGTCCACAAGATCTACTAACGGTGGCGTGTCCGGGCAGATTTCAACGCTGTCTGTACCAATAACAAAGAACGGAATGGTGTCAAGATGTTTACCCTTGATCATTGGGTAGCTCACCTCCATCAACACATCTTCATCCTTGTCGTTAACTGTGAAAACGCGAACACGGTAAACAAGCTGCTTTGTATTGTCACCCATGTCCAGCTGAAACAAATCCAAAACTCGGTATTGGGCTACTTCAATGATGTCAAATTCGTTCTTGCCAGTGACAGATACTTCTTCAGACAACACTACCATTGACAAGACACATCGATTGCCAATAACACTTTGGCGCCAGTTAATAATGCTCTCGGTTTTGTACTTCTTCAGGATTGGCCGTAAGCCAAGCAACTTGGAGTCTGCCTCAGTTGTGTGAGTCGGGTCAATGCTTGGGTAGTCGACAAAAATGCCAACCCGGCCAACAGTAAGGCATTCCTCCATCAACTCTAGCGTGAACATATGCAAGTTCAGCCCACACAAACCCACATCCTCCAACATTGGCTCAACAACATCTGCAACCTCTACAATGGCAGGTTTGCGGAAAATCATGCCCTGCAACCCAGCAATAGTTCGCCATGTTGCGTTGTAGAAGCAAGTGCGCGATTTATAGGCTTCATATTCCGCCGCACTTTGATCTGTTAACATTGGCAAGTAATCGGCGCCAGCACTATGAACTGCATCTTGACCGTCTGCAGCGTCCCGGCAGCGCTTCCACAGCCCGCTCATTTCTTTGTATTCTGGATGGGTTGTTTTAACAGACATATTTATGCTCCGGTAATTTTAAGACGGTGTACCACGTGATCGGCGGATAATACCATGTAACGGGAATCGTCGGCAATGTGGTCTTCCGCATCGGTGTCAACGTCGTCTGGCTCGCGTTGGTCCCGTGCAATGTTTGGCACAGTGCGTATGAAGTCGCGGCACGTATCAAAAATGTACATGCCGGGTTTGTCTTCTGCTTTAGCCACAGCATCAAGACGGTCGCGCATCAGTTCCCAGCCGTTTGTACGGCTTCCTGGACGCTTATCGGCAGGAGTCCAAAACACTCCCTCTGCCTCCATATTTGCTCCAATGGATGCTTCGTCCGTTACGGCGTAAATGGCGCTGTCAGCAGGCCCCGGCTGTACGCGATTTTGAATACGCATTTGCGTTTCGCGGATAAGGATACCTTGGGCTACAACCTTTGCGGGCAGGCGCAGGCCGGTGTTAGGCTTGCCTTCCTCGCAGCCGTACCATTCCCCAATACGGAACATTGTCTTACGCGGGAAAGAAATCTTCCTACCATCTTTTAATGTAGCCTCTGTACCATCGCTAACGGCCCACCAACCGCAGGAGAACGGCTTGGTGCTGCCCCAGTCAAAGCTTCGAGTGATTCGCCAGCTATGCGGGATGTCAAATGGTTTCAGTATGTGTTTCTCGGCTGACCACAGATCGTCGAACATGCCGCCGCTTGTAATGTCCCAGCTACCTTCAAGCCATGCCTTGCGCTTGTTAGCGTCTGTAATGGATTCCAAAGTGCGAATGTACTCTTCGCCAAGATATGGGTTCTCTTTCACCGAACCAAACAAGGCGCAACGCTGGTTGCCATCCTTGTCGGTAATAATTTTGCCATATGGGGCTGGGTCAATAAAATAACCCTTCACCCAAGCGTGCCCAACACCGTATGGGTTTGTAGAACTGCGAATCAAGCGTGGCAAATGTGGTAGTCTTGCAGTCGGTTGAAAGCTGCTGCGATTGCAAGACTTCATGGATTCGTAGCAATTGATATTGGGCCAACTTGTCAACTCTTCCCAGCCAATAAATGGGTACTCGTGGCCGTGGTAGCTCCAGTAATCTTCTTCGTTTTCGAACGCCCGCAGCAATAGTTCTTCCCCAGTGGGCCAAACCCATTTCAACGAGCTTGATCCTGCTAGGAAGCGAGGTTGCATTGCACTCTTGTTGAACCAGCGCTTGGACTTTGAAATAATGTCGTCCAAGTGCTTGTAGTTACGACGAAAAATAATGCCTCGCATGTAGTCACCATAACCACGACCACAATACTGTGCGAAAGACATTAGCATTGCGTCGGTTTTACCCGGCCCACGTGTACCAGCGAAGCAAACCTCCCGTACAGGAGAGCTAAGAAATAAGCTCTGGCTACCCGGTAGGGCTTGCCAGATGGCATATTGTTTTGGGGCCGGGGCCGGTCTACCGAACATTTTGTGTCTTATGTGCCCCGGTGAAGGGGCTATTGCTGACGATGGGGATGGCGCTACTGGCGTAAAAAGCCCGGGTTAGCGGGCTTGGTTGGGTAATTGAATGGCTACTGCTTCACAATGCGGTATCCCCCAACCCCGAGTTTGAATGGGCGCATGTCGTTGGTGGCAAACAGGAACACAGCAATGCTCGATGTTGTGAGGTTGACACTAGCGATTCGTCAGTACCCCCACGGGACTTCTGTTATTGAGCTAAGCTCATATCCAAGCTCGTCCACAATACAGTCCAAAACCACTCCAGATGGAGAGCTAAGTGTCTCTGGTCTAAAGACAATTGATACCACTAACGTGGTGGCGGACGGGTCGCGCAATGGCATCGGCATTGTCTCAATAGTCAGGACATCACCATTGATGAAGAAGTCTGTCTTAGTAAGATTGCCAGGTCCACGGCTATCCGTGTTCATTGTCCCGCATGCTGCTGCTAGCTGCAGCATTGATATGTGCTGCATGCCTGCGCCAGTAATTCGCATCCTGCAAACAGCCTTGATAGAGGTGTTTGAAGAATAGGTGTTTGGCAGGTTAACGGTCTGGCTGATTGTCAACTGGGTAGTGCTTATATTAGAGGCACCGGGTATTGTCATGCCTATAACAAGCTTGTCCTCGCCGTTCTTCGATGTTGTACAGGTTACGCCTGCATTTGCAGTGATCGTAGTATTAGCCGGCACTACAGAACCCCCTTGTAGACCTGATGCAGTTCCACCTGTGCCTGACAGCGAGGGGTTCAGACCCAACAAATTGAAGCTGTTAGTACTGCTTCGAGTACCTAAGATACTGGCCATCTCCGTAACTTTGGACCTTGCAATAACCAAGTACTTGTCGTCATTCGGGTGCACGCCATCTGTCCACCCGGCCAGCGGCTCTCTTTTGGTCGATACTGCAGTGCTGAGGTAGACTCTTCCAAAGTTGATAGACCTGACGCCCGGAATGGTCAGGCTTATCGTGTCTAACAGCGCGTTGATTTGGTCGTAAACCGCAGACTTCCCACTGTTGTCAATTGAGCTTGATGGCATGCAATGCTGAAAAACAGGAGTGGCACCAGCGTTGAGGCACATGTAAGCAGCTTGCACTGTCAGGCGGGCAAGGACATCGTATGCCACCCCTGATGCAATATCGTTCTCGTATGGTATGAAGAAAACCATATTAGGGCGATGATGCTCAAGCTGCTTTGCAAGATCACTGATGATTTCGGAGAACATCCCACTGCCAAATCCGTAACCGGGGATTAGGCTGTAAGGCGCTCCACACATTGCATTTGCTATATTGACCCACCCAAAACCTCCCCGATAGTTTGTTGGGAACAGTGACGGTAGCGTTACTTTTTGCACACCGGCACTTATGCGTAAGTACATGGGCGTGCGCTGCGCAAGAGTCAGTACCTCGCCCGCTATTCCTGTAACCTGCACCACCCATGGTTGTTGGTTGCACAAGCCTACCGCAATATAGTCATTTACAGATAGGCTTAGTGCAGCAACTCCACCAGCAACTAATGTTAGTGTTGTCGCTCCTGGACGCACTCCCGCTGCTGTTATCGTAGTTGTATATACCGCAACCGATCGTGTGTTAACACCTGCGAGGCTATTGCCAACAAGCAACATGGTTGGCCGACTTGATGCTTTTAACTGCGTTAATGGCAGGGTTATACCCCCCGGCCCCACCAGCCCTGTGACGTTGTTGTTGGAGTCGGTAGCCGCCGTAATCAAACTGTTCGCACCATCCGCAACAGTTTCGCTAAAATCGATAGTTCCCGTAATACAAGTTATCTTGTACAGTTGGTCTGTTTGAAAAGGCCCAAAACTGGCGTTTGCGGTAAGTCCCGATTTTGTCACAATACCTGACGGACTTGTAAAAGAAAGGAGGCCATTGCCAACCACAGTAAGGGCTAGCAAGGAACCAGCAGGAAGAGTATCGGTAAATGTTTGGTTTGGGTAAAGCATAATGTTTTCAAGCAATTTTAAGGGATGGGGGAGACGACGGACGAACCAATTCCGCTTGCTGTTTTTCGGCTTGCACAGCCCATTCTTCTGCAGTAACCATCCCCGGAACCACAAATACGCCATTGCCCAAAGGCTGGCCGTCTGCGCCGGTAAGTTCTGTTTTCGATGTCTTTGGAGCATCCATCCCGTAGAATGCGCTCAGTTTGGCAAGTGCAGCCACCCGTGCTGCTTGGCTGCTACCTGGACCCATGTTCTTTGCCTCGCGCCACAGCGCAGCAACAATCATTTTCTTTTGAACATCTATATCCAGGTCGTCCGTGGCGCCGCCTTCCGCAGCACGGACTTTGCCAAGCACATAAGGCTCTAGCATGAACCGTTGGCTAAACTCCTTGGCGTAAGCTGGCGCATAGCCAATGCGGATCGCAGCCTTATAGGCGTCGTAGTCGGTTAGATATTCCACCACAAAACGATCGCGCAGCTCCATTTCGCTTTTGGAAAGCTCTGGCGCATACTGCGAATTGGACAATTGTGGGGAATCCACCTAGTGTACTCCGAAAGGTTAAGGCAACGAGCGGATTATATATGCATTTTCCGCTGTAGTGCAAATTTGTTTAACTGTGCTTGGTCGTACTGGCGTGTAAAAAGCCCCGGCAGGCAGGCTGCGCGGGGCTTGGTGGCGTTGTTTTACAGCGGGCGGGCGGTTGCCCTTGGTTTGGGCTTTGCTACGCCGTAGGGCCTTTAATTTTACATCCCTTGCGCTCCCATTTGTCCTTTGCCTTACCCTCTGCCACCGTTTGCCATTGCATGTTGCTAGGCGCATCTGCCCCGCCACATGCCAATGCAACAATGTGGTCAACCACATATCCAGGACATGCGCCTTTTGTCTTGTGCGTCGCCGGACACGGGTTGTAGCGCATAAAGGCTGCTCGCTGGCTGGCGTCCCGCTGGGTGCCGAAGGCAGAGCTCAAGAACAATGCTGCAATGACAACTACAATCTTCTTCATGTTGGCCTTTCAAAATAAATATTAACCGTGATTAGCAAACTCTTGATGCAACCTTTCTCTTCCATTTTTGGCTGCTGCAACTGCGTCTTCAATCTTGCTGTAATAGCCAAGATTATAACATTTAGAAAAAAGTTCTATACCAACATGCCATTTCTCCTGTGTCTTGCACCAACTAACACACTTAAAACCCGACGTATTGTCCGGTCGCAAATTTGCGTTATGCGAATTTGCGGAGTGGGTTGCCAAGCGCAAATTACCAATGCGGTTGTTTGAAGGATTTGTGTCTTCGTGATCTACAAGATACCCTTCTGGTATTTCTCCGTGGTGCATTGTCCATATAACACGATGAACAGCGCAAACTATTTGTTT